CGAGCGCGTCAGCATCGTGGGCTGGCCGGGCGCGTGCTCCATGAGCAGCTCGCTGTAGGTCCAAAGACTGGCTCCGCCCCAGCACACCGGGAACTTCCAGCCGCTCACTTGAGCAGAGATCTTCGGGCGACCCAGATACGTCGGCGGCGGGCCCGCCAGCTGGATCGGAGAACTCCAGCCGGATCCGACGCGGCGGACCGTCTTAATCGTCCAGCTCATCACCTCCGAGGAGTCGACGAAAACGATCGTAGGCACATTTGCAGCCGCCGCGCCCGTGTAAAGGGCCAGTTGGCAACCACCCGTATGCCGTTCGATGACGGCTTCAGGTGCCCCCCAAGAGCCCGAAACCTGACGCATGTAACAGACGCCGGGCGAGTGTCCAGGCGAGCTGAGAAGCCCAGCGAAGCACATGTGGAGCTGGCCGGAACTGTCCTCGACGACGAACGGACTGTTGACGTGACAGGGATGCCAGAGTTCAAGCAGGAGCGAATAGCTAGGCCAGCTAGCACCGTGATCGGTCGAGACGAGCTCGTACAACCCCTGCACGCCGCTATAGCCATACGAATAACCAACGAAGAACGCGTGAACCATGCCCGCCGCCGTAACCATCAGGAACGCATCGAAGAAGCCCGCGCTCGATGGGCATGGCAGATTCGTCGTGGCAGACCACGTTGCTCCGCCGTCGGTGGACTTTCGATACTTCGGAATGGCGAGCAGCGTGTGCGAGGCGTCCCTAGCACACCACACGACGTGCAAATTAGTGCCGTCCCTAGCAATCTTGCAGCGCATCTGGGCGTACCCGTGGTCGTGTACCACCAGCGTCGGGCCCGTCCAGGTCGAGCCGTTCCACTTCATGAAGTAGATCTCGTCGAGACTTCCAGCCGGAGAGCCCGTGCCGCCGTACACGATGCACAGGTTCCCGCTGCCATCCAGGCAAGCGGAGACGTCGTAGTCCCTTGGGGGCTTCGACGTCGGAGCACTAAGGTTGCTCCAGGTGGTGCCGTCGTCCGTAGACCTGTACGCCAATACGACGCCATCGACCCACGTGATGCAGACGGCGTACAGGTAACCGTTGCTGGGATTCCGGAGCAGACAGATGTCGTTCGACGAGCTGAACGCGTACCCGCAGGCCGTCGTGATCGTCGTCATCGCGTCCTCACTACCTTCGACAGTCTGTCGAAGAAGTCCTGAACGGAGCGCATCTCGTCAAGGTCCTTCGCCGGGATCACTATCGATCCTTCCTGGAAGTAGTAGTTAGTCGTTGCTCGCAGCAGGTCGCGAGTCTCGTCTGCGGTGTGTACTTGTGAACCTGTTGGCAGGTTAACGAGCTCTGGGCCGAGCTCTCCCACTATTGCAAGACCTCCTGGAGACCAGTTCGTTCCCTGAGCGTATACGTAGGGTACGGGGCCGATATGCCCCGGCCCCGGTATGCCTGGTATTCCTGCAAGCAGCCCAATAGTGTTGTTGTAGGCGTCACACAGGGCCTGGAGTACCGGCCGAATAACGTTGTTCCAGGTCCACTTCAGGGCCGTACCTAGCCCGTTCCAAGCAGCCTTGATAACGTCGATGACACCTATCACAGCTGTCTGTACCAGGCCCCAAGAGATTCCGGTGAGCCAGGCGATACCGCCCCATGTGTCGCTGATCAGTTTGCCGATATCGCCCAAAACTGTCTGAACTGTGCGGTACAGCGTGTCCCACCAACCTGTGAAGAAACCCGAGATGGCGCCCCAGACCGTCGTAGTTACCGTCTGGATAACCTCCCACGCACCTTTGATCAAGTCTCCAATGAGATTGAGCGTCCAGCCTATTCCGTAAGCTATGGCACCCCACACAGCACCGAAGAACTTCTTGATGTCGTCGCCCCACTTGTCCCATATGATCTTCCACAGGATGATTGTGCCGAGAATCCCAGCGGTGATGAGGTTTAGGAAGCTCGTTACGAAGAAGAGAGCAAGCCAGTGGAAGATCTCCGCCGCTACCCCGCAGACGGTTTGGACCTTGCTCACGAAGCTGTCCAGGTTCTTCTTGAACTCCTCGATCTTGTTCTGGAAGTCCTGAATCGACTGCTGCTGCTCTTCCCACTTCTTCTTAGCTTCGTCTAGCTTAGCTAGAGTCTCAGGATCACCGATTCCCTCCATCGCCTTGCGGACGGCATCCAGATTCGCTGCAGCCTTTCCGGCCCCCCCAGTAGCGCTCTCCAACTTCTGCAGCTCGCTCTGCGCAATGGAAGCTGTGTCAGTGAGAGTTGACTGAAAGTCCTTCAGGACATCGTTGAGACCCTTCTGCGCATCCTTAAGGGTGTCGACCTTATCTTTCTGTGTATCGTAGGCGTCCTGGAGATCCTTGAGGCTCGCTGCATGATCTGTCTCTGCCTGTTGTAGAGTGTCGAGAGATCCCGAGAACGTCCCTATGCCGTCATTAGCATCCTTGACACCCTGGATGATCTCGGCGAACGTGAACTCCTTGATCGGCTTGGCTGTCTCCTCGATCTTCTTCTTCAGTGGGTCGAGCTGAAGCCTCTCCTCGAGTCGCGTAGCCTCCGCTTTATTCTGGAGGTGATCTAGCTCGTCTTGGAGTGGCTGGGTCATACCGTCAGCTGCAGCCTGCAGAGCATCTCGCTGGTCCGTCAGTGAGTCAACCTGTGCTTGGATAGCGTCTCGAGCGTCGCCCTCCGCACCACTCAACTGGTCACGTAGACCATCGATCTGGTCGTCCAGATCCGATATCTGCTGCAGTATCGTCTGGAAGGAAGCAGACTCCTGAACGTTGATCAGTGCGAGCTGCACGCGTGCGATCTGCTGTTCAAGGTCAAACATCTGGTCCGTAAACGCCTGCGTCCCGACTAGCTGCGCGTCCTGCCAGAACTGGAGAGCATCGGTGGCGTCTCGGAGAGACCTCTTAACCTTGTCGATCTCGTCCTTAATAGCTTGGTGTGCCGCCTTTGAGAGGTCGAGAGCACTCCCGAGGTCGTCGAGCCTCGTCTGCTCGATGCTTATCTGGTCACTAAGAGTCGAGATGGCATCCTTGAGAGTGTCGACTGCATCCTTTGCCTTCGCATAAGCTGCAGGCGTCTGCTCCCCTAGGAGGGCTAGTGCTTTATCGAGTTCATCTGTCTGACGTTGCTGAATAACGTCAGAGACAGCCTTTACTGCCTCTTTCAGGTCATCGATAGAAACACGCGCATCTTCTAGGGGGCCTTTGATGTAGGTTAGTGTGCCGTACTTCGCGATGATTAAGTCGATACCACGCGTGACCTCGTCGACCAACGAGGGCGAGAAGATTGCAAACGGGTTCAGGTACTGCAGGAACTGATAGACCGTGACAGCAGTCGTGGCGACGATGTCGACGAGAGCTCCCAGTCCAGAAGAGAAGATGTCTACGAGTGCAGATATGCCAGAGCCCACGACGTCAACAGAGCTCATCACGGCGTCGCCTATAGCACCAACGACGTCAATCAAGCCTCCGAGAGCCTCCACAGGCGCCGCCAGTGCGTCGACGACCGTTGAGGCAACATCGCGCAGCATGCTCAGGGTGTCCATCATGTCACCCCAAGTCGCTATGAAGCTGCCGATGACGACGGCAACAGCGATCAGCGCCACCGTGAAGAGGCCCATGTTACCAGCAGCCGCCAGCAGTATCGGCCCCGCGGTAGCTATCACAGCGAACGCGATCAGGCCGGTACCACCAAGGATCAGGAGCGCTCCTGCAGCGGCCGCAGCAGCAAGGGTGACTGCAACTAGCTGCGGATGGGCCGCTACAAACGACCCAAGATTCCTCGCCAGCTTTGCCACTTCTTCTGCTGCCATGTAGATCGCAGGCTTTAGGGTGTCACCAATAGTGCGTGCAAGTGCACTGAGGGTATTGTGCGTAATGGTCATCTGTGAGCCCAGTGTGGCGAATCGTACCTCCGCCATCTGGGTCATAGCGTTGTTCTGCTCCCAGCCAACACTGGCGAGGCTAATGTCGGAGATAACGCTGTCGTAGGCAGCTGCTAGCCGCAGGAGTACCTCACGCTGGCGCACCTCGTTGATGCCGAGCGCTCCCAGAACCTCATAAGCGTTCCCGCCAGCATCGATAACTCCCTTGAGCCCAGCGACGAGTGCGAGCAGAGCCTCCATCGGGCGATCTTTGAACGCCGCGACGAACTCGTCGGCGGACATATGTGCAACGGTCGCCCAGGTTTGCAGAGTAGCACCGCCCTTAACCGTCGCGTCTGCCATGTCGGAGAAGGTACGCTGGATCGCAGTGCCGGCCTTCTGCGTGGAGATACCTAGAGAGGCAAGTGCATCAGCGAGTCCGAGAACTTGCTGGTAAGATAGTCCTACAACAGCTCCCGTGCTCGATAGCGCCAGCGCCATGTCGGCGATCTCGTTCTCGGTAGCGGCTGTCTTAACAGCGAGAAGTACCAGAGCGTTCGCGAAGTTGTTGACCTGCTCAATAGGCATGCCCATGATTGCAGAGAACCGAGCGATGTTCTTCGTCGCAGTATCCGCCGTCATAGTGGTCACGGCGGCCAGAGTCGAAACAGCTTCGGTGACGCGTGTGAGATTGTCGACGCCTTGGATGCCAGCCTCGGCAGCGGCCTGTGCAATGCCGGCGATGTCTTCGAACTTGACCGGTATACGCATTGACAGGGCGATCAGAACCGTCTCGAGCGCTCGAAGATCAGTAGTAGAGAGGCCGGCAGCCTTCTGGACGCCAGCCATCGCGTTCTCGTAGGATACGGAGACGTTTATAACCGAGCCGACAGCTCGCACCATCTGGTCGCCGAGCATCTGCATAGTGATACCGGCGCCCTTGACGGTCGTCGCGAAGCCGTAAACGGACTTCTCACCTCGAGACAGTCCCGCTTCGAGACCGGTGGTATCGGCGTCTAGCTCGAGTTCGCCCGTACCGAGATCAGCCATCCTTCGGCACCGTTATCACTGATATACCTATCAGCGCCAGACGAGCCTTGTGAGCAGCTGGACTCATACCAGCCTCTCTGAGCGTGACCGCACTCGTCTCACCTTCTTCATCTTGAGATGCGAGACGGCTAAGCATTCCTCGGAATGCTTGGTGTTGCGTCCTGTCGAGGTGAGGAGCGGTCGCAACGAGCTCTGCAAGCAAGGCCTCCTCTGCTGTGAACCTGTTTAGGAGCCTCACGTATCGCAGCCACGCTCGGGCCGGCATGCGTAGCTGCTCGTCCCACCCTAGCCCGTAATAGTAGGAGTTCCGCGCAATGCAGACTATGAGATCTCGGGGAAGGCTAAGCCCACCTTGGACGTCTCCTCCTGAAAAAAACGCATGAGCGCGTGTCGCTGCGGCAAACTGAGGCCCCTCCGCACCTCTTCCGGCATGCTCGGAACTATCAGGGCGAGCAGCTCGTCAGCCGACTGTTCTAGGCGTTGAACAGCCTCCGGGTCTGGATCCTCGTCGCTGTCGGTGATGTCCTTTGTGATAGCCGTAACACGTCGTGTAATCTGCCGCGCTCTGGCGGCGTCCGCTAGGCTGATCTGATCGGCTGTCAGCAGCTTGTAGCGGGCACCACCAACTGTGACTCCTGGCGGTTTGGGCGCCAGTATGTCGAGGTCGAGTTCATGGTTCTCATTCATAGCGGGTCACCTCTCTTCTTCTGTGCACGGCCCTGTGGGCTTACGCCGAGGACTGTGCGACTAGCCGACCGAACTTCTCCGCGTCGGTTATGGCGTTGTCGTCGACCATCACGTGGAACTCAACGGGCGTCAACGTCTTGGTGTCCTTGACGAAGGAGCGCCCAAAGTTGCCGCCGACGTATCCGCGTGGCAGCTCGAACTGCGCCGGGTATGGACCGTACGGAGAGTTCGCTCGGAACAGCACCGAGAACTCCTGTACCTGGAACCCGCGGTACATTCCTATCTTCCTGGTCGCTGGCGGACCAACCGCAGGGATCACGGTCTGGTTATTGAGCAGGCGTGCCAGGTTCTCGAGAGTCGCGTCGGCCAGGTTGCACGTGAGCGTGACACCCTCCTGGCTTCGTGTGACCTTCACGGGAGCCGTCTCCGAGTCGACGTAGTGCTCATCGAGCTTCTGCTCGTGATTGACAGTTACACCACCGTCGATCTCGCCCAACGACAACCAGGTGCCTGCGGGTACGGCGTTGACCGCTGGGAACGTCTCTCCCACAGGCGCGACGAATATCTCGCCGCTTCCGACAAGGATCGCTTCGTATGCCATGATGACCTCCTTACGTGGTCACAAGTTCCTGTTGGCTGATAACCTCTAGGTATCCCAACTTAAATGGGGTGTTCAGCGTCTCGTCCTGTAGTGCAGACGGCCCCGCGTCGAATAGCACCGACATGAGTCGGGTGTCATTCGCAATGAGATTGCACTGCCCGTTCAAGATGCTGTACAGAGCCCAGAACACTCTGGAAGCCTCACGATCGGTCTCGCCGTAACAGCGGACCTCAAGTCTCGGACGAATGATCGGCAAGTAGAGTTCTCTGCCGCCCCCGCCTGCGTGGCGTATAGTAACGGCCTTACGCGGCATACCGGCCTGCGAAGGTAGGCTATCACCGTAGATGTGCTCTGCTCCAACAAGGTCGGCGAATTCTGATTGCGATCGCAGATAGGCGACGAGCGCAGCTACAGGGTCGGCGATCTCTTTCATATGCGGTTTTCCTGCATGTAAGCGAGAGCTGCTGGACCGGCAGCAGACATCGACGGATACAGGTATGGGTGGCGCATTTCCTCATAGATGGCGTAGAACGTGTTGGCAATCACCCACAGAGACAGCCTGCTCTTGGACATAACGGGGTCGGGCACAGTACCCGCTAGATCGTGCATTGCCGCTTCTTCTGTGCGGTCGCCCTCGTTTGGGTTGTTCGTTACATGGATAGAGTTCTGCAACGTGCCCGTGATTACGTGCACGACATCCTTCGCCTGGTCTTGAGTCGCTTTAGCACCCGCCTTGAGACTTTCGGCTGCAGCAGACATTGCTTGCTGCTCGACCTCGGTGCGACGCCAGTCGATATCCAAGTTCATGCGGATGCCGATACCACCTGCACCGACGAAGCGTGTGCCCGCAGTTATGTGAACAGACACTACGTCACCTTCTCCAGGATTACGCTCCGGTGATGCTCAGTCCACCCACTTACCGTGCGTACTAGCAGGGGACTTAGCGGCCCAGTCTCTACGGTGCCTCCTCGGCGGTTCTTCACGTTAACTACTCGGTCGTACTCCGTAACATCCGTTTCTCTGGGCAGCAGTAGCAAGTAGACCCGCTTCACTGTGTCTACAACTCCTATGCTACCGCCTTTACCAACGAGACCACCCATGCCTCGCACGTTGCTTATCATCGGGATTAGTCGACACGGCAGCGTGGTCAGATCACCCCACACAGGCTCCTCAGGCTTGTTATACTCGTCCAGAGCTGCCTGTGTGTTGCGCTGGATTGTACAGACATGGATGAGCCCGTTAGCATAGCTCACACTCTAGACTCTCAGAGCGGCCACCTGCGCCGTCACAGCGGAGCCGGTGAGGTCCACGTTCACCTTACCGCTGGCCTGGTTGAACATGTCCTTGGGAAGCTTCCGGAACAGATACACCAGTGTGGTCAAGGCGACGGCCTTCACGATGTTGCTGACACGTCCGTGGGAGCACGCAACACTGACGACCGTCACGTTGAGAGCGTTGGCGGCGTCCGGGTTACGTACCACCAGGATCGTGCTGCCATCGTTCAGGAACTCCATACCGTCGGTGATGTTGACGGTCGTCCAGGTGAGCGCAGCTCCTTCAGCCGGCAGTTGCTGGATAGGAATGTCGGTTCGTGCTGCCATGTTACCCCCTCCTTAAAGAGGAACGAAGTGTGCTAACTGGCTTAACAGCTTGGAGCGCTCGTCCTCATACTTTCCACGTACGTACGAGTACTCGCCTCCACCAAATGACTCCCGCTCGAGTGCTTGATTGTTCGTCGTCAGTCGACACAGTTCGACCAACACGCGGCGCCGCTCATCTCGGTCGTCAATTGGTACATACTCAACTTGTACATAGGTCGTGAACAGTGCACCAAGGCGTTCGATACGTCCTTCCTCGGCCCACGCGACATAGTCTGTATTCGCCGTCAGCACAGTAGCTGTTGCGAGGTCGCCGACGGTGAAAGCCTCCCTAACGCTGATGACGGTGACGAAAGGCCGGGGCACAAAGACATCTCTCGTCAGCCCTGGGAGGAGGAGTGTCTGCTTCGAGCTCGACGTCCCGTCCGAGTGGGGACCGAACCGCCGCACTATCTCCGCTTCCTCTCGATCCAGGATCTCCTGTAGCGTCGAGTCCGAGAGGTCTGTCTCCACCTGTCTCTTCACGCGTGTCGGCGTTAGTAGGCTGTTCAACGGCGCCGGCTCCTTGGTTTGGAACAGCAGGTTCGACGGAGCTCACTTCGTCGACCTTCTGTCTCTTCGGCTTCGAATTGGTCATGTTGCTTCCTCCTCGTGAAGGGAGAGTGCTCCAAGGCAGTGTTGAATGGCATCTTCAGGATCGCTGCTACTTGATGCCTAGTAAGCACTCGTCCTCCTACGGGGGGAGCCCGCTCCGTCAATGCGTGACCCGCTACAAGCCGCAGAGGAGCGGTAGCTCCCCCTTCTACCCTACTCTCGCATCTCCTCCACTAGGAGACGAACAGTCATGTCGTCGTGGGTCGCGTCGATGGCTGCACTGTCGTAGACACGCACAGTGCAGCCGGTAGGTAGTACCCACCCGCTGAGCTGCATCCGAATGTTGCCATCGGCGTCGAAGGCGACGTCGTCCGGCAGATCCGCAGCTCCCATGTATCGGCGTGTCAGACTCGCAGCCTGCACAGCGCCAAAGCTCTTCGACCACAACAGGTTGGCACCGTCGCCGATCTCGACCTTGAGCTGTCGGTTACCGACGACTGCGGACGACACGAGTGACGTAGAAAGCATCTGCAGGCGCCACTCCCTGCCAACGGGCACTGTGAAGGTCTTGTCCGAGTCGTCAACTAGAGAATCGGCTTGTGCAACGATGTTAGGGTATGGTCCCTGCCTCATCGTCGGTCTCCTAGCCCTCGGCCGCCCAGGTACCGATCTTGTTAATGGTGTACCAGCCGGTGACGCCATCGCTGACAAGGGTAACCGAGTCGCCTAGTACGTCGGTGGCGCCAGAGTTGATCAGGTCCTTGTTAGCAGTCCCCTCGTTGATCTTGTCTGCTGCTGCCGGGCTGAGGCTCAGACCGGTTCCGGCAGATACTGCAGCACACACGACCGTGAAGATCAGACCCGCCACCGTTGCTGGCAGAGTGATCACGAGATCGGCGGCGTCGCAGATCAGGATCAGACCACTCGCGGCAGCCGTCAACGAAACGTTCGCCGTGACGATCCTGACCGGTCGGACGACAGCTCCACCATCTTCCTGGGTGAGCTTACCGCCGGCAGCGACGACGAGTTCGTCGCCTCCCTGCTTTCGGAAAACCTTGGGCTGATATGTTGCGTCTGCCATGACATCTCCTCCGCTGGTTACAGCCGACGCCGCCTGTCGACTTAGCTTGCGCACAGAGGAGCCGAGGTGGCGGCTGCTCCTTTATTCTGTTGTTGTTGGGGGGCACCAACCGGCGGAGAGGTTGGTGCCCACACCCAATCAATATGTCAGCCCGAGACAGGAGGCAACTACGGGCTGACGAGCTTGATGGCCTCGGACACTGCGACCTGCGTGACCGGCTCCCGACGACCTCTCCACCGGAGAGACATCACACCGAGATCGGCCCCGGCAGTCCCGGTGACTACCTTGATCCGACAGTACCGCTTCTTCGGCCGCAGGATCTGGATCACGACCATCTCGTTGCTGTCGCCACCAGCTGCCGTCAGCGCAGTGATGCGGCTAGCAACGATCTCTGCCTCGGTGCCCATCGCCACAGCATCGTCGTCGTACACAGAGGCGTTGATGGTCCCAGTGGCGGTGATGTCACCGATGTCGAGGATCCATATGACTCCATCGTAGCCGAGGGTGTCGATGATGTCGCCCACAGTCGTCGCGATCCCGTAGGCGTCCGCCTCGATGTCGTTGTGGACTAGCAAGGCGTCAATAAGACTGTGCATACCGTTCTACTCCCTTCGTGTGCGTGGGTCCCTTCCCTGCGCGTGTGCGGGAGAGACTTGCTAGCCGTCCTAGACGGCGATCAGCAGCTTGCGGAACATGGTCGGCATCATGACTCGACCGCCGACACGACGATCGGCCACGAAACCGATCATGCCCTGCTCTGCGTACTTCTCGTTCAGCCGCTGCAAGTCCATGCCACGCCGGTCGATGATCCAGTAGCCGCGGAAGTCACCGAACAGAATGGGCTCGGCGTTCGCAGCTAGCGCCGGCATGAAGTCCGTGTTGAGAACGGCACGCCCGAGGAGTGCTCCCGGATCACCTGCCTGCAGTCCCGGCTGCCAAAGGTACTGGCCGTTACCGTCCTTCAGCTTCCGAATGACCTGCTCTGTGGTGCTCCGCATGACGAAGATGCCCTGCGTCCTGTACTGCACCGGAATGGCGTAGTACAGGTCGATGATGCTGTCCGCCGTCAGGTTGTCGATCACGCCCGAGTGTGTGTGGCCGATATCGGGGCTCGTCATCACGCCCTCAGGGCGATTGACGCCCGAACCTACTAGGAAGGCGTTGTCCTCGGCGAGGGCGAAGGACTCTGCGTACAGGTCCATCAGAAGCCCTGCGATGTCGATGACGCTGTCTTCCAGGAGGTCCTTGGACAGCCGAGTCTTGGCGAGCATCTTGTAGACGAGCACCCTCTCCTGTCCGAACGTCGGTTCAGTCAGGCCCTCGTCGACCCCCGGAGTCTCGGTTGACCACGAGATCTGAACACCAGAGGTGTACATGTTGTCGCCACCGGTCACCGTGGGCAGCACAGCGGAGTCGCCGCTGATCGTGATAACGCGTGCTCGCTGACGCACGATCGTCTGACCGGGGATCTTGCGGAGCAGCTCGTTGACGAACTGCTCCGGCACGAGATACCCGCCGGCGGTCTCGACACCCTCGGTGAGCGTACGAGTCTCCTCTGGCGTGAGAGCTGGCGGACCGAATCGGATCATCTTCTCGAACGCCCGCATGCTCAGCTGAGCTACGTCGGTCTGTCCGGCCGGATGCTCCTCGTGGCTCTCACCAGCGCCTCCGCTGTCACCGTCGCCGTTGCGCCGGCCGTGGAAGTGCTCGTAGAGCGCATTCGTGGTTTGGCGCCGGGTGTCGGCTCTCTTCAGCCGGTCGGCCTCTTCCTTCTTTGCGGTGCTATCTGCGAGGATGCTGTCGACCTGCGCCTCGATCTCGGCCGGCATCGCTTCACCCTTGGTGTCCCACTCGTCGACGATCGCACGAGCCTGGAGCACGAGGGCAGCGGCCTCTTCGGCTAGCACCTGGTACGAGATTACTGTCATGCTAACCCCTCCCTCAGATCTGGTTGATCTCTCGTGCGAGGACTTTCGCCCTCACCATTCGTCCTACTTGTCGCGGCGGCTTCGCGACGCCGATCAACCTCTCCGCAACTTGCCGAAGCTGTGCGCGCTGCTCGTTGGTCGGTATCTCTTCCACAGCACGGGCCTCGATCGCTTCTAATATATTCTGGACTGTTTCGAGATAAACGGCAAGGGTGTTGACGTCCGCGTCGGCGGTTGCACCACCAGTCGCAGGCGCGAACTCAATCCCCTTGTGACTCTTGCAGTGTGCCCGAGCGTCCGATGCGTCCCAGGTGTCCTTTGGGTAGCGATAGGCCTGTTCCTGCATGCCTCCACCACTCTTGGGCTTCGCCATGATAACGCTGTACCGCTTGCCGTTGTGACTACGTGACACACGTCGGAAGGACCCCGCTTCAAACTGTCCGGGATCCTTGAGTCGACAGGCATGCTCGTTAGGATAGGGACGCACCTCCGCAGGCTCGTCCTCGACAGCCTCTCCCGCGTCGTCTCCGTAGCAGCCACAAGGATCCTCGTCCTCCGCGTCGTTGCTTCGGAAGCTCTTGATCTCAGCTCCCGGAACAGCACCGAGCGACACAAGCGAGATCTCGCGGAGGTCGACCTCTAGGATGTGTAGTGGACCATTCTCGGGATCCCTCTCGTCCTCGACGACGCGTACGGGCTTGAAGCCGACGCTCACGTCGCTGACAGCGCCGTCACGAACGAGAGTCATGATGTCCCGCCCCGCGGTGGTGTCGCTCACCTTCGCTCGAAAGTACAGACCCTTCTGATCCTCTCGAGTGACAGAAAGCTTCCCAAGCGGTATGTGAGTGTCGTGAGCCCACAAGAAGCGAATCCGATCGCCATGATCACGAATGCTCTTCTTGAAAACGCCGTGCTCCCAGATCGTGTCGAAGGCGTCCTTTACGTCGAAGACATTAGCGTAGCCCTCGACCTCGTTCTCCTCGAGCGCCCGGAAGTCCGTGATCGGGAAGTCACGGTACTCGACCTTTTCCTCAGTTGCTACCGGCATTGACGGCCTCCTCTATCTGACGAGTAGCCTGCTCGCCCAGAATGTGTTCGAGGTGTGTTATCTGACGGCTTGGCGGAGCTGTTAGACCCTCGGCCGCGACTGCGTCTACATTGGACGACCTCAAGAACACATCTCCATTGGCAACTGGCTGCTCACCGATATGCCTCAGGAACATGTTGACCGTGATACCTCCGGCTCGCAGAGCGATTGCTGCACGGCGCCACACGAGGTCTTGGTCCTCTAGGAGTGCACTGACCTCGCTCAGGTCGAACTTCGCAAACACCCTGGACCGGTTGTCACGCATTGGGAATTCAGGCATCAGTGTCTTGTTGAGGCGAGCCGCTAGCCTCTTGTACGTAGGGATCAGCGTCTCGTCCCAGAAGGACGCACGTGCCTCTCGGTAGTTCGAGTAGGTCGAGCGCATCAGACCTACGTTAGCACCCACTATGATCGGAGGCACTCCGAACACCATACAGATGCGCGTCTCGGGTATGTTACGTAGTGCATCCGTAACCACGCGATCGAGCGGTGAGCCCAGCTCCTTGTATTCGGCGTCCTCGTCCAGAATGGCCGGTGCGTGCCACCCAGCGACGCCACTGTATTGCTGCTTCCACTTCTCGCGGAGGCGCTTGGCCTCGTTCTGGTTCTCCAGGCGCCGCTTAACCTTGATCAGGCCGTACGGTACGGCAGCGTTCTCGAAGAAGACCTTCGCGTAGTCTGTCACCGAGTTGTCGAGCACAGTGTTCCGTAAGCAGACACGGATCGGCGACAGCCCATAGAAGTCGTCAGCGGGATCAGGGAACTTGAAGTGTACGACGTCACGCTTCGGCAGCTTGTATACTGTGTCGCCTGCTTGGTACGTGTAGTGATCGACGACTGCTGACTTCCCTGACCAGATCTTGACACGATCCGGACGCAGAGTCCACAGCGCGATTGGCCTGCCTGCTTCCGAGCGCTCCTTCCAGATGTAGCAGTTGCCGCTCACGTTCAAGAGGGTGAGCACCAACTCCCAGAACTCGTACTCCGTCAGGTCCTCGTTCGGGTTCTCAATAAGCAGTCGGAGTGGGTGATCGATGATCTCCTGCTGTATACCCTCTGGGGTGCGCGAGAGAACACGAAGCGCTGGCTCCGACGCCGAGGTCGCGATCTCTCGGACGCAGGCGTAGATGAGCTCGTTCTTGCGGTAGCCGGAGTCAGCGTATGCCTCGTACGAGAATGGCGGATACTGCGGAGCGTTCTGCTGCCAGGTAGCTAGCAGCTGCATAGCAGATCGCGCGTCCAGCTCCGAACGGCGAAAGCGGCTGAATGCCGAAAGCCCGACACGTGCGGCGTCGAGGAGTCTCATCGGCCTCACTACTCTCTCAGCGGGTTACTTCTTGGCACTACCGTTCGTCAGTGCCGACTGCTGACTGAAGTCGATCACTCCCTGAACGAGTGTACCTCCACCCGACAGTGCTGAAACACCCGCAGCAAGTAGGTTGAACTCCTGGTCTGTGAGAGGCTTGTTCCCAAAGACCTGGAGTGCTCCGAGAATAAGCAGTCCCACAACGCCGATTGCGATCGCTGCGAGCTTCCGAGATGTTAGTGCTACCATTGTGGCGTACCCTCCTCCCATTGTAGCTGCTGCGACGGCTTACTTCCGTAACAGCGCTACGACGGAGCAGACAGCTATGATCACCAGACTGGTGGCGCAGACGTCAACATTGGTGAACAAGAGAATCATGTCAGCCTCCTTACCACATCCCGCGTGCCAGGGCAGCACCTAGAACCACACAGCCAACCGTTACCAGCATGCCTAGGACCGCCCACGCTGCCTTGCCTGTCAGTCCCATGCCGGCGGCGAAGCCCTCCAGATTGGATTTCCAGAGCATGAGTGTACTGACATCGCTGTTGATGCGCTTGACCTGATCCAGTATCTCTGTGTTGCTCTTGTCGTTCCTGTTGCACGACTGGACAAACTCAACATCGCGGAAGCGGCGGAACTCGTCACGAAGCCCTGATATGTTTAGAGCATCGATCGCGCCGATGGTGTCGGCCTTCAAGGACTCGATGACTTTGAGCGTCTCACCGTGTACGAGTGCGGCCGCTGATGCGGCTGCCGTCACTGCAACGACCGCTACGGTATCAGGAGTATGCTCAGGAGCGGTCTCTGGCATCATTACCCCTTAGCCTACTACAACCACACACCAATTCCTTCTGGTACATGTGGCCTATACGCCATAGCAAGAGCGTCAGCCTCGTCAGGGCTAGGCATGCGTCGCCGGCGCATATCCTCCTTGCTCTCGATCAACAGTTGACCCTTACTGTTGTACTTATACTTGATCGCAGTCAATTGCCCGGTCAAGTAAGGGTCGTCAGGAATCGCGATATCCCCAGCTGCGAACAGGTCCCGCAGGTTCCAGTACATCTCTGCACGCAGGTTAGCGAACTTGGTGGGATCACTTGAGGCCTCACCAGCGTTGATCGGCTCCACCCAATGCTTCCTCAGCTCTTTTGCCCGATCAACTACCGCACCGCCGATACCCACGGCGTCAACGTAGGCCTTCTTGAACTTGCGGCTAGCCTGCAACGCGATCAGCCGGCCTGTGACTTGCATCGTATCGCGGTTGTGAATGCCGATTAGATCCACGACACGATTACCCTCACGTATGCAGAACACCGTCTTGGCGCTACCGTAGCGTGCGACGTCGAGGCCACATATGTGCTCCGACTTGTCCCCTAGCGGTGTGCCTGTCTTCCAGAGCTCCACAGCAGCGTCGACTTGAGATACTGGGATCAGCGAGTCGTCAGCGAGATCTGCGAACTGACCGAGGACGCGCATCTTGTACATCGGCGAGTCCTCACCCCACTGGAGCTTGCGCTCCTCAATCCACTTGCGGGTCACGCGCGGCGAGTCGATCGACGACAGAGGAAAGATAGCCCACCCCGGCTCCTGACCGGTACAGACTCGATAGAGCTTACCCTTTGGGTCGCCTGGAGTAGACAGCAACGCCATCTTCGCCTCGACGGTCGTCATGCCACCCTCCATAGCGTCGAAATGGCTGTCGGGCACTCCCTTTGCCTCGTCTATTATATAAAGGATATACGGGGCGTGATAGCCCTCGAGCTTTTCCGGGTCGTCTGTGGACTCGCCTGTCGCGTACCACTCCTGCTCAATCTCGAGCCGCGTGTCAAGCAGCTTGAAGGGCCAGACCCAGCCGATCTCGTGTAGCTTCGCTTGGCGTACCCACTTGTGCACCTCAGACCACAGGAGGTCCGAGACCTGTCGCCAAGTAGGCGCAGTCGTTACGACCTTGCTACCGGGACGAGTGAATATCCACCAGCAAGTGAGCCACGCACCGAGGGCCGTCTTGCCTACACCGTGGCCTGTGGGGGCGGCTATGCGATCGAGTGAGCTGATAGCAGTTAAGACAGACGACTGCCAAGGATCAGGCTCAGCCCCGATAATCTTGCGCACGAAGAAACAGGCGTCGTCATGCGCCTTCAAGGCTATCGCGCTCGTCTGCTGGAACTGCTCCACTCTCGAGAGCTGGTCTACTGCTACCATCCAACTCTTCCTGCACACGCCTAATAGCTTGCAGGTGTGCCAGCCAAGCTTCTGGGCTCCCAAAGATGTTGATGTTCGGCCCGAACTGGTTAGGCTGCCTACCCTCGTCGCCGTCCTTATGGTCGATCACAGGGCCATCGAGGTTGACACCTAGGACGCGGGCCTTGTTACGCGCGGCCGTCTGAGCGTGCTCAACTAGAGTGGTGAACTCCGCGACGGTTGAAGTGGCTTCGAAACGCTGTATGGACTCTAGGAAGAGGAGGTCCTCTCGGGAGCAGTACTCGGCGAGTGCCTCGTTTACCGTGGCGACCGAGACTTGCTGCCCGTCAGACTTCTTGACGTACTTGATGTCCCACTCGACCGTGTTGACGGGATGCTTCGTGTGGGCGAGGAAGTAAGCGGTCTTCGGGTCTTTGAGGATGCGGTTGGCAATCGCGTAGGCACGTAGTCCCTGGTAGTAAAACAGCCGTACTAGGGCGCGGCGCGACTTCGTGATCTCTGGGTCGATAAGCTGCGCCTTGGACGGGTCGTAGACAGGATTCGAGCCACGCAGACCTACACGGCTCGAAGGCTTACGCCCCAGCTGACTTCTCGGGATTACCAAGTGCAGCTCCGATCTCTGTCTCTGTCTTCATTCTAGGCCCTACGCGAGTAATTGGCAAGGGTCTTGTCGGGCGTGGTATGTAGGGGGGCAAAGAAGCCGCAGGCCACCCCCCATAATTTGTACGAGGCCCCGCCGATGAATCTTATAATAAGGCTCATGATTATTTCGCACCCCCCAATCATCACTCTCCTCCCCATCACTCTCCTCCCAACACATCACTCTCCTCCTATCCTATCACTCTCCTCCTATCCTATCACTCTCCTCCCAACTCATCACTCTCCTCCCAACACATCACTCTTCTCCCTATCCCGCTTAGATCAGAAGCATACTTCCTTTCGTTCAAACAAAAAGGAAGTGTAGAACGATTGTTCTACACTTCCTTTCCCTTGCGAGCTAAGCTCAGCTTAGCTCAACTCCAGACTCCCTGACCATCCTGAGAGCGTCCTTCACAAGCTCATTTCTCTTCTGCTGGTACCTCTTCCGAGCGACCTTTCCCTTCTCGGAGTTCATGTACTTGGACCTTGCAGCCTTTCCCTTCTCACTCCCTTCATACTTCTTGTGAGCTGCTGTGTACATCTTGTAATGGCTCACCTGAGCCGATCCCTCTTCTGCCTTCTTGCTGATGGAAGCTTGCAACTTATTCTTAGTCACTTCACTCCCTCCTTTCTACCTATAATTATACCCTATCACTACTCCCACTTACAAGAGAGCATTCATCCCCAATTTTACCGAGCCATTCAGCTCCCTATTGGAAGTATACTACCTATCACTACAGTAAGTAGTATGCTGCTAATCGATCAGAAGCATCCTTCCATCCTTCAGAAGCTTACTACTGATACTAAGGGCAGCCTATTACGGTACGCTTCCCATCCTAACACGGTAGGGCCCGAAACAAACGTTGCGGAACCGTATTGCTGTTTGCGGATCCCGTGTAGTATAATATAAGTATGAATAGGGTTGGACAACCGAAAGGAGAGTAGGATGCACCGTAGGAGATGGCAATGGAGAGCTTTCCTAGCTACGCTAGTCGTAGCTACGATCGCTGTCGTAGGCTGTACGTTCCCGTACGTACCGAACTACGACGAAGGAGCCGACAGTCCGAAGTGCAAGGCCGGCGACGTCCTGTTCGTCTCCAAGGCGAACGAGACGGCGTTCTGTCTGGAACGCAAAGGCGATTGCCAGGAAGACGAAGTCTGGTGGTGGATCGCCAACGACGTACGTGGATGCGTATCGTTCGACAACCTGATGCAGGGAGAATAGCCCTATGAAGTAGGCATCCTTCTTTCGGCAGGAAGCAGCAGACGAGCCCCCCGCCTAGCTCGTCTGCCTCCTGCTGCGCAGCTTTGTCGGAGCACAGTACGACATACGTTAGCAGCCGACATACGATGCTGCGTGTGTCGGTGCACGGTGAGCCACGTAACAACTGTTACTGCTCCCGGTTGCTGTTTGCGGCTACGGTGTCGTATAATATAGGTAGGATAGATTAGAACAAACCGAAAGGAGGATTGGAATGGAAGAGCAGAGGGGAACGGAAGGGGGGCCGAGGGGGCCGTACGGGCCGACACGGCGGGTCGTACTGGACCTCCCAGAGGACCTGTCGGTCAGAATAGAGTCGCTCCGTCGGCACTTCGTACAGAACGGACAAGCCGACAACGGCACGGAGGGGCTGATACGGGAGATGCTAGCAGACATCCTCAACATCTGGGAAGACGATCACGACGCACAGTGTCCTGAAGAGGGTGACTGCGAGGCCTGCAAGACTAGCTAAGAACCGACAAACACCGACGACGGCCGACAACGGAGACCGGCCTTACCTGTCCTACGGGGCGAACCTACCTATTACGGTCGGAGTACGGTACGGTACCGCAAGAGTACGGCAGAGGGACGCCCCCGTACGGCGGGTTGTGTACGGGGGCTGTCCGACTACGCCTCGATAGGCTCTTCCGAGCCGATTTCGGCGGTTTCGATGATCGCCGCTGCGGCCATCAGCTCTGGAGCGGCCTTCTGGGCCTCCTTCAGGAGCTTGAGGGCTGCACGGCGGTTCGAGTGGTAGGATGCACGGGTCGCCTTCGCCTTGTCGGAGGCCATGTACCTCGTCCTGGCCTCCTTCCCCTTCTCGGACGCCTGGTACTTGGCGTGCGAGGCCTTGTTCCGCTGGTAGTGGCTGAGCTTCGACTTGTCGACGGCTACGGCCTCCACAGCGGCTTCGGTAACAGGCTCCTCTTCAAGCTCCGTCTCGGAGGCCTGAAGCTCCTCCTCTATCTCGTCCAGGCCCCTCTCGTCCTGGCTCATGGTAGCGGGGGTCTCGGGCGTCGTCTCGACGGGCTCCTCGATTGGGGCTGTGTGACCCTTCTTACCTCTGCGCTTGGACATGATTCACCTCCTTTCCGGTCTTCTTCTCTTTACCTACCTATATCATAACCTATCCACTCCGACCGCGTCAACCTGGGGCCGCAACGAATTTCGCCAACGTGACAAATCCACGCCAACGTCGTACGGTTGTGCGTGACTGACAACCCTCGGTAAATCGCACGGGCAGCGAAGCCGCAACAATCATAAGGGGGAAACACCGTGCATGTGGGGACTAGATGGGGTATGATAGGTGTAGGATTTGAATTAGGAAGTAGAAAGGACGGTGACCCGTGACATCAGAGAGTGAGACCCAGACCCCCACGGAGGGTGAAGAGGGCAAGACCAAGTCGGATATAGCCCGTGAGCGGTATCAGGCGTCGGAAAAGGGCCTGGCAGCCCGCAACAAGTACATGACGTCCGACAAGGGCAAGGAGGCCCGAGACAGGTACATGCAGTCGGAAAAGGCGAAGGAGGCCCGAAAGGCCTACCAGAGCTCCGAGAAGGGCCAGGCCGCCCGGAAGAAGTACATGGAATCCGAGGCCGGCAAGGCGGCGCGGGCCAAGTACATGACGTCGCCGAAGTACAAGGAAGCCCAGGCTCGCTGGCGTGCCAAGCGTGCCGTCGAGAAGGCAGCCGCAAAGGCTGAGGCCAGCATACCCGGAGAGGCGACAGCCTCCGAAGAGCCTGAGGAGTCCGAGACCGAAGAGCCCGACGAGGAGTTCTAGCGTCCATCCCGCCACCACTTCTCGTCCCTCTCGCCCAGAGCCCACCTGTCGGCCCAGCAGGTGGGCTCAACCTTTGTTGCGGAGGTGGGGTGACATAGTCGGCGAGGGCGTAGTACAATTACAATATAGATAGGATAGAGAGGTAACAAACCGAAAGGAGGTAGGCATTGCCCGAGAAGGTGAACGACATTCACAGGGACGACCTCATACGGAGGGCGAACAAGCTCCTGGCTGAAAAGCCGAGAGCTCTTGTGTTCATCAAATGGACATGCCCCGGTTGCGGGGAGAGAGTGACTGCTGACAACCCGAACACACTCTGCTTGGGTAATCGACACACGGAGAAGGCGGACGGATCGCCGTGTGGCGTAACCCACTACGGGGAGTACCTCGGGATGATGGTAGTCATCCCAGAGTGAAAGGAGGTACCGATTGAGGGCCAAACGGTTCAACTTCAAGCGGGTCCTCGGAGTCGAGGTGGTCGAGTGCGACTTCGAAACTCCAGAAGAGTTCGACGCGTACGACAGAGCAGACGCACTGGATGTTCTCGTCCAGACCGCCTGGGACGGAGCAGACGGAGTCAGTCACGAGGACTACACGTTCGTCTCCGAAGAAGACTTCGACGACGAACTACCTCCCGAGTCGCACCTGAAGGCACGCCTGATGCTGAAGGAGCTCCAGGGGATCCTTCCGCAGCTCCGGATGAACCTAATCACGCTGGAGCTGGTCAAGTGTGCCTTCCCAGACACCGAGGTGAGCATTCACTGGTTCGACGGTGAAGACCACGAAGTCATCCTTGACGTCACTACGGGAGGTATTACTGCTGGTGGGGGCAGAGGCTTCATGTGGGACGAAAGGGGGCTAGACAACTAGACGACAGTGCAAAAGAGGCACAGTCTATTGGGGGAACTCGTACGGAGGCACTTTGCGCAGGAGGCCGACATGACAGCAGAGGAGGTCCTGACCAAGGAGCAGGAACGGGTACGCCGGCGCAAGCTCTACCACAGGGGCTACTACCTCAAGAACAAGGAGCAGATAGTACGGCGTACGGTAGTGTACAACCAGGAGTACAATGCCAAGCGCCGGCAGAGAGACAGAGACCATACGGAGCCGCAGGCGGAGTTCACCTGCAGCTGTTGTGGTAGGGCTATTACGGAGGCAAACTACGACGCTGCGGGGAAGGGGCCGGTGTGCGCAGCGGGTCTCTGCCAGTGCCAGTAGCTTTGAGAGAGTCACTCTCTCGGAGGTCGGCACACTGTCTCCAATAGAAAGAGTAGCTGCCGACCTATTAGAGAGAGAGAGAGAGACAGTGTACAAAAAAATATATACTATAACGGAAGAAGCTCTGCGAAATCGATTGTGCAGTAATAATTTATATAAGGGGGTATATATTTTTTAACTCACTCTCTCTCTCACTGTCTCTCGCAGATCCGAAGCCACTGTGTAGGCTCCCGGTTGCTTTGTCGGGGGACGGCTGGGGTATAATATAGTCGAAAGGGGGCGAGATGATGAAGAGACTGATCAGGTGTCTCCGCTGGCCTGAGTGTGTTCAGCTAACGACACTCAGGTGTAAGGCGTGCGACCAACCCATCTGCGGCCGACACATAACGCAGCACGAGGTGGGCTGCAAGGGACGAGGTGACTAATGGGGAAGCACCCATACGTTCGGGTTACAAAACCCGCTGTGGAGGCGAAGCCCAAACGCCCGCACACATGGGCTCGCTGCGCTGGGGTTGCAGGGAAACGCGGTCGCGAGGTTAACACCCGCCCTGGCGCAGTGGCCCACCACCTCCGTAAGGAGGACGCAAAGGTAGGGAGGCGACATGACGGAGCCAAGACTGCTCCACATGGAGTTCTACTCGGAGAACGTGGGACTCCCGTCTGAGGGAGTGATCATCGACACCTCGGGGGCGTCAGACGCAAAGCTCGAGGGCTGGCACGGCGGGAAGATCGTCGGCCGCATCGCGTTAACGGGCGCACGCGTCACATCTTGGCCTACCGATCGATTGCTCGTTGAGCACTAGGAAGGGAGGAACGAATGGACCGTACTGAGAAGCCCCCATGTAAGCTCGTGGGGGAGGACGGGAACGCCTTCACGATCATGGGGCTCGTTTCCCGAGCGTTGAAGGACGCCGACATGCGAGAGGCAGCTACCGAGTACATGGGGAAGGCGACGCGATGCCACTCGTACGACGAACTGCTTCAGCTCACGATGGAGTACGTAGAGGTCGAATAGGGAGTCGTGACATGCTAGGGTGGATACTCTGCAAGCTCGGACTGCATCAGCCGGTCGTGACCGTACTCGGCACGATGCGTGTAGGACCCGTCGCTATTCCACCAGGTAGTGTCTGGGCGACGTCGGCTTACGGCTGGTGTGCTCGATGCGACAGGCCGTATCAGTGGGACCACCTGTAGTCCGCAACTACTTTTGCCACACCCGGTTGCATTGAGCGTAGCTCTCCATTTATAATAAGGGCAGGAAGGAGAGCATCGAATGGACTATGTAGTACCTCACCAAGGGATGGTCTCGGCCGCGGCTATGGCCGAAGAGCGTACGTACCGTAAGGTCGTCGGCAAGACGGGACGTACGTGGCTCGTGAGCACCGACTCGATGGAGGGCGAGGCCGACCACATCTACGTCGAGGGCTCCCCAAAGGATTACCCACGCGGCTTCGGCGGTGACACGTTGAAGTTCCGCCTCGTCGATGGGAGCGTCAAGGTACTCACAGGGCCGTGGCAATCCAACTCGGAGGCCCTCTTCGCAGACACCGACATCGACGTCCGCGACAAGCACCGTACGTTCGTAGTGGTCGGAGAGCGCTGGGAGTTTGAGGGTGTGACACGTACGATCAAGAACGTCCTCTACATCGACCGCCCCGGAAGTGTTATCGGCAGGTTCGATCGGGGTGACGAGATCGCTCAAAACGTCGCCGACCGATGTCAGCGCCCAGTAGTGCTGTACAGCCGAAGCTCTGGCGGTTCGTCCAGCAAAACGGTGAACCCCACACCGAAGGAGACTTCGACTCCGGTCTAGAGACTGGAATAGGCTTTGTGCCATAAACGACGACGAGAGGACCTCGGTGTACTACCCAGTCTCTAGACGAGGGTCGAAGAAAGGAGGTCACATGACCAGCGATAACAAAATTGTTATAGACCCCAGCGAGGTCGAGGCGGCCTTTCGGGACTGCCTCTACAGAGATGAGGAACTCGACTCGCAGGCTAAGATGCCGCCTGAAGGGACGGTAGTCGTCCAGGGCATCGTCAACACATTCGGGTTCCACCCCGTACGGCTGGAGGCCAAGCGGCCGAAGGTGACGATGTGGCTCAGGGCACTTCCGAAGAAGTTCCGCCAGAACGTTGGGGATGGCTGGAGCTTCCTCAACGCCTGTAACCAGGAGAACGGACGCCAGTGGACAGGACTGCACCTACGGATGGAGCAGCTGTTCTGCCTGGCGGTCGGACTGAAGCTCGCGAAGTGCCTGATGCCTCGAGACATGTGGAGCACCCTCCCAGGCGGAATGCCTTACTACGTCATCTTCGTGGAGGACTGAGCATGAGGCGAAAGCACCGCGACTGGTCGGGCATCGGAGCTGTCGCAACGATAGTCGCAACGCTCCTGTGGATCTTGGTCAGGTGGCCATGGTAAGGAGGCAACATGGGATACTACGTTGAGGTTCCGGCTAACAACTGGAGAGGGGAACGTCAGCCGTAGGTAGGGGGGCGACCATGCGGGAGTTACCCGAAACGCACCAGTACGGCATCGTTACCATCGAGAACATGCCGCCAGAGGGGAGCTTCCCCTACACGGGAGACTTCGGTATCCAGGTGGCGAAGGACGGACGTGTCTGGATCTGTCTGGACGGCATCGCCTTCCTGCGCTTTCGTCCCCACCCAGCCTTCGTCCATGAGAAGGAGGACACATGAAGTATACGTACCATGCCAAGATAGAGGTCGATGCGGCCGGCATTGACGAAGCCGACGAGAGGCTCAAGGAAGAGCTCATTGGCCGAGCTCCTGAGGATCCGTTCGTCCTGTCCATCCCAACGGACTTGACGATCGAGGTTCCCTTCAGCGTCCTGGACGCCGTGTGAGGCTTGGGAGGTTTCAGAGTCGAGCTTAGGGGTCTCGAGCTCGTCCTCCACGAGGCATCCCCAGCCGCCGTAGAGTTCGCCGACTGGCTACTCTGCTACGCCTCGTCGAGCTACGTCGACTACCTGTACGCACGGCTCCGAGAGCACTACACACAGGAGAGTTAGCGTGGAACGTCCAACGAAGCAGTACGGCATCTACCACTGGGACACATTCGAGGAGGGCCCCGAAGCTACCACCCTCGTGGGTGAGGCAGACACGCTCAGCGAGGCTTGTGCGTTTACAGCTACTCACTACAAGCTAGACGAGAACGGGGCGGATGTCATCGAGATCGTGAACCGCGACAGCCGCAACGTCATCCTCCGGTTCAAGATTGGGTAGTCAGATGCGCAACCACACGGGCGAAGGTATCGTACCTCATAAGCACGGCGGTTTCCACAGGGAGACAGACACGGACTTCGTGCAGGCATGGCGGGAGATTTGTGGGAAGAGGACCATCGAGGAGGTGCGAGAGGCAATAAAGGAGTTGAAGGAGGTCCGATGAAGTGTCCTAAGTGTGTGCGGGAAGGTCGTCGCAGCAACTTCTTCTTCTCGACGTACGTGACCTCATCTGGCTGGACGACGCAGCAGTACTACGATCCCGACGGCGTGCTACACCACCACGACGAGAGCCACGAGGAGCGAGCATACCGCTGTGGTCACGGGCACCAATTCCTGCAATCGATCCCCCACTCATGTGTCTGTGGTTGGAAGCAGGAGGTCGACGAGTCGCTACGGCCGCTACCTGTATCGGGCGGGCCGCCACCTCGGAGTGTCTAACGTGGAAGACCATCCTAACCTTTCGCCAGAGATCAACGCCGCCCTGCGGTCGCTAGACACGATGACTGGCTTGTTCCTCAACGACTTACCGGTCGGCTACCGAGCAGAGGTGAAGACCAAGAACCACACCTACCTTTGCTCACGCGAGGGCAACATCGTGGGTGGGATGTACGATGGCTACCGCGTTAACGGTTCGACGTTTGGAGGCTCGATGATCCGGCCTTGGTGGGTCGGTAAGGGAATGTATCTCGAACTGCAACGCCACCCGCGTGTGGTCACTACGTCGGAGATCCAAGAGGTCAACATAGTAAAGGAGGACACCCGTGACTGATCCAAGACCGGCAGGACACTTGAGGCACCGCTACTGGAACGCGAACGGAATGGGAATTGCCGTTGTCGCTGTGGGAGGCGGAGCCGGCGACTGGGCCGCCTACATCGGGGCGCAGCCGGACGAGCTCGCATCGTCGGAGTGGGACACTGTGCGCTGGACCGCCCGCCACGGCTGCAAGCTAAGCCTCGACGAAGCGACGGGGTTCTTCCCGAGTCTTGCCAGGGACATGCTGACGTATCGCAACTAGCACCGCCCGTAAAAAGCAGTTGCGGAACCCGGTTGCCTTCGTGAGGGTACTTCCTTTATAATATAGGCAGAGAGGAGGCGAGTTCGTGGTAGAAGAGCCCAATGTCCCGAGACAAAGCTCCCGTTGGACGACCTCAGGGAAGGGAACACAAGTT